ATTTTCAATGTATGAGACAATGAAACACGCAGTTGACACCGAAGTTTATTATCCACTTTATGATTAAGTCAAGTGGTAGTGTGCCAGTTTTATTAGTGTCACATTATTTGTTGAATACAGGTATCCATCCCTTATAATAGTAGTATAGAAACAAAGGAAAAAAATGACCAACAAACAACGTTATGAATCATTCCTAAGATGGGAAGCAATGATAGCAAGACAAGTTGCTAGACGTAAGGGTTGCAAAGTTGCAGACCTATACAAGAAAATTGATACAGTTTACTGGGAGGAAGTTTAAATGTCACACCCAGTAAATGACCAGTTGCTAGAAACACTTTATGAAGAGTGTTTAGCAGAATTATTTGAAAAGTATAAGTGGGATGTAATTTCAAGATTAAATATTGAAAAGGAAGCATCCGAACTTGCTTATAAAAGATTTGAGGATATGGGATAATGCCACTAATTAAGTTAACAATAGAAGAGCATCAATCACTAACTCAGTTATTATGCCACCCAAAAACAGACAAGTATAGAAACAACTTGTATGATAATTCAGCATTTGACTCTATGCAAGAAAAATGTTTTGATGCAGTAAACAATCTCACAGTTGAGGATTTTTAAATGAATTACAAACAATCATTAGAACTTGATGGATACATCAATTTATGGGAAGTCATCCCAGAGGATAAGCACTCAAAACTTGCTAACCTGATATGGAAGGCACTTGACGATGAGGGCATTACATTAACTCAGGATGCAGAGTTATCAATTCGCATTTATGACGAGAGGATAGATTAATGAGAACTAACGATAATCAAATGTATCAGTTATACAACAAAATTTATGAAATTGTTGAATTTGCTGATTATGAGATAGATGACGAGGATTTAAGAATTGCCTGTAAATATGTCATCCGAGACTTAGAATTAGATCAGAGATTTTATCACAAGTCAAGTTAAAGTGGACAGTTTTATTAGTGTCACATTAAATGTTGAATACAGGATTCAATCCTTTATAATAGAACTATAGAAACAAAGGAGATTTATGAAAAAAGGTTTAAACATCGAAGTCACATCATCACAGTATGAGTTCTTATATGACCTCGTTATGATGGCATATGAGTTAGATATTCCAGAGCAAAAAGGTTGGGATGTTCAAACATTCGATAACCTAGTTGACAATGTATGTCAAGCGACAGAAACAAATCTTTCAAATAACGTAAGAGGAGTTTAAAAATGAGATACGGAGACCTAGAGTTCAAAATTGTAACACCTGATACACCTATCGGACAATCTGAAGTTTTAACAGGTTGTTTCGATAGTGCTAAAAGATTTTGTGAAGAAATGGCACTTGACCACGGATTTAGTTATGTTGAAAACGTTAACACAAATGATGTACTTTATAACTTCTGGAAGGACAGTTAATTATGTGTCACACTCTACCTAGAATTGGGTATAAAATCCCTTATAATAAAAGTAATTCAAACAAAAAAAATGATCTCATTACCGATGATAAGAGAAACAGCAGAACAGAGATATACAAGACTCTTTGAAGAAATGTATGAAATCTGTAATAATGAAGGATGGGGAGACCCATTTTCATATGCCAGATCAAGAGAAATCCATATGGCAGGGATTTTAGGTCACAGGGTTGCGGATGACTATTCTGGTGCGGATGCTTACGATAAGTATGACCTACCAGTAGAATATAAGTCAACTATTGGCAAGAAATTAACAGCAACTTATAATGGTATTTCAGTTCAAGACACTTGGGAAAAGCAAGTTGAATATATCCTTAATGAAAAGATAGGAAAATACCATCATCACTATTTCGCCAGATATGAGGATGGTAAAATTGTTGAGGTATGGAGACTTACAGCGAAGCAAGTCTATGATAAACTATTACCTAACCTTGAAAGGCAATTCCACTCAACTAAGGTTAAAAAAGACCCTAGACTTGGATATACCCTATCTGAAAAGTATATCCATTCAGTTGGGTTACAAATTATTTAATTCACTCATTCATTCATTTTATTATTATGGAAATTGACAGAGAGCAGATCATCGACCAACTTACAGAGCATTATTATCAACGTTTAGGTAAGTTGGTAGAAGACAATCGTATCGAAGACAGTAAAGCAGTTTTTGAAGAGTACATTGTTGACGGAATCGACCCAAATGAAGCAATCCACAAATATCAATGGATGCTTTTACCTTACATAAATGGAGGTATTGAATAATGCAACCATTATCTGAAAACCTATACAATCAAATTCTTATGAGTGAACTTAAATTACAAAAGTATAAGAAATTCCAGGATATTGGAGTTGGGGATTATGTAAGATTTCGAGGTTCCAATTATCAGGTATTTGTTAGATATGACGAGGAAACAAGTCCACAGTTGCATTTAACAAATAATGTACATTATAAAATGCCTGTTTACGACTATAAGCAGATAGATTTAATAGAGTCAATGACCCCTATGACAGTTTAATTAGTGTCACAATCAATGTTGAATACAGGTGTCAACCCACTATAATAGAGGTATAGCAACAAAGGAAAAAAATTATGGGTTTCACAAAAGTACTTGCAAAGCACTCTAACAAGACAGTAAGGTTAGACACCTACCAGAGGTTACTTTTAACAGCAATCGATTCATATGGTAATGGCAGTTGGAAAAATAACGTATCATTGCATCACAAATACGACCAGAGAGGAGCATTTGCAAATATTCTCATCGGTGGTAATGTAGTAGGTAAAGTTGTTTACGATATTCCACAGGATGATATTTCAGCAGACGATTATAGAGCAATCCATATTGACAAAACAAAATTTTCAACTGTATCCTATATTGCATTTGTTAAAGATGCCGATTATGATATGCAGACTATCAAATACAGAAATCTTTTAAGAAAATTCTATACTGTTATCCTTATCGATAATAAGATGATGAAATACTAAAAAGTCAATCGATCTTGTGACACTTTTATTAGTGTCACATTCTGTATTGAATACAGGTGTCAATCCTCTATAATAGTACTATAAGCAACAAAGGAGAAAATCCAAATGAGAAAAATCGAAATGAGAATGAACAATGCACTTCGCAATCAAACAAATTTCACATCTGGTAACACAGCGATTTTTACAACTGGTAACGAGTCTAGAGTTTACTTACATAGCAATTTGATAGCAACTATCTATAGGGATGGCAATGTTGTTGAGGTTACATTATTCGATGGCGGTTGGCAATCTAACACCACTAAGAGCAGATTAAACGCTATATGCTCAGAATTTCTAAATGGTGCTAGAGTGTTTCAGAAAAACTGGAATTGGTTTTTACAGAGTGGTAGAGGTCTTGTAAGAGATTTTGACAACGGAATGCACATAATGACCACTTGGTAATTGACAGGGTATAAAACTACCTATATAATAATAGAGGTATTAATTACCTCTATTTTTTATGGTCAATTTATGGATGAGTCTATTCTATCGGATAATTTAACCGAATCAGTTACTAATACCTCGGTCTATGGGTTGTTTATGACACCTATAGGAAAATACACTAATCCCAAACATAATGAACACAAAGCGATTTTAGTGGACTTTTTGGATCAAATCGATCCTAAAACTTGCATCCCATCCCCTAGAACCTCTATATGCTTTAATATAACCCAATTAGGGGATAATGCCATATTAGAGAATGAAGCACTTGCTACCATTAAGGAGACCATACAAAAGGCAGTATTTGAGGTTAATTCTCAATCATATTGCTATGAGTGGGAAAACTTCCAGGAGATTCAATTTGCGGATAGCATTATTGAAGTTGCTGGTAACGAATCGATGTATGCACCCCACGAACAGAGCAATGTTTTATACTCAGGTTGTTATTTTGTTAACTACATCCCAGAAAAACATAGTCCTTTAAAATTTAATCGTAGCATATCATCCCCACATTATCCCATTATGCAAGGAAAACAAACTAAAATAACGCCATTTAATAATCTTACTCAGGACATACCAGTAGGAGAAGGAGACATTTTAGTTTATCCTAGTAACATATCACGAGGTTTTGAACTAAACAGTACACCAAACCGAATGACCATAACATTTAATTGTTTTTGAGTCGCCCGCCTATTTGTTAAAAGACTATGAACCCATTTAAAAAGATTAACGAAAATACTTATCAGGATGATGAAGGAGTATTGTATAAACCTATCCCAAACTATGAAGATTATTATGTTTCTAACCTTGGGGACATATATTCAACTAAATGGGGGAAATGGAAGAAATTAAAAATCCATCTCAATGAAAACGGATACAGAAGGGTCACGCTAAGACAGCAAAATAAAACAGTTGTTAGACGTGCTGCTAGACTTACCGCACTTGCGTTTATATTCACGGATAACCCAGATTTAAACGTTATCCATATAGACAAGAATAAACTAAACGATGTTTCAACTAATCTTAAATGGGAATGAAATAAGACCAATAAGAGAGAAATGGGAGCATATCGGAAATATACAAATAAATATAGGTAAGTATTTTGTATAACGTGTAAACAATCAGAAATATGCAGAGGTATAGCAGTCTTAGCACTTTAACACAGAACAGAGACCTTTGCAACTATATCCGAGGATTCCCACATATCTCAGGGGCATATTTGACATTTATTTCTTTATACATTATAATAGTAATACTTAGGACTAAGTAACAACAATTACCCACTAACTTATGCCTACTAATTATCAACAACTCTCGGAGGATTACACAGACAAAAGTATTACCCTGACTGAAAAGATGCGTTCTTACTATACACTAATAGAAGAGCAATCCTTACCCCCTAATGAACAAATAGAGTTGCTACAGTTCTTGTTAGATACTGAGCAGATTAACCTCACTAAGTATAAACAATTAGCAGACTATTATGTCCTGGAAGGTTTACTTTATGAAGTAGGATTAGCGGACAGTTAGTAACATTTAGCGACATATAATTTTTGTTTTTAGTGTAACCTACAAAAGTATAGGACGACATATATTATCGAAAACGACTTTTAAGGTACCCCATATAGAAAAAAAAGGTCCCAGAAAAAAATGACTAAAAAGGTTCGATTACAAAAAGAAGCGGAATACTCAGAGTTCCTTGGTAAAGAGTGGTCGCAGACACGTGGAGGAGGATGCTTCACCCTACTATATGAGTTCGGTATTGCTAAAGGAATTCATACCTGTAAAGAAGATTACTCATTTACCGCAAGAGAGTTTCTAAAGGACTTATGGGAGGATGAAGGATGGTCTGTGATAAAAACATCCACTATGGGCGAAGTGTTCGATATAGACGATCTACAGATTTACGACCTCTTACTGATGAAATTTGATAAACGTATGAATCACTGTGCTGCGTATATTGGCGATGGTTACTTATTACATCATAAAGCATTTGACATATCACGTATAGAAGCTGTAGAATCCTATATATCCAAGACACTATATGTTATCAGAAAGAATGCGTAGAAACATCGCCACCATCTTAGAAGATGAAGAAACTGGCGAGATATATGTCAAGATTCCAGACTGGTTAATCTCAGAAGCAGACCTTATGGAAGGCGATGAGATTGAATTTGGTCTAGATGGGGATACTATCACAATAGACAGAGCAAAATGAAGCAACTATCCCTATCAGAGCAAAAACTGTGCTATGATGCAGTTATGAGTTATCGTGACAACAATGGAAATAGTAAAGAGATCGAACGTGTACTTGGATACTTCCAAGGAGCAGTAGACTTCTATGCCAGAACCACAAAAGAATACACCTCAGACATATAATATCACCCTTACAGAGGAAGAGAGGCAACTTATATGCAACTCTGCTCAGTGGTGTCTTATATACAAGGCAGAGGTGTGTGGAGGTGCTCCACTACTTAAAGTACAGAAGATATGGAAAAGTATACAAGAGAAGTTAGATGCTGATGGTTTTATAGAGTAGGTATTAAACCCTATATAACCGTGTGCCCCGAACGTCGTCCCGACTCAATGGAATTATTGAAATTTACCCCTAAAGTAGAAATACACGATAACTTTATGAAGGAGCAGGAGTTCTGTGACCTACGTGAGTATATGTTATCTGGGGATATTCCTTGGTATGTCTCGACTAAAGTATTTCACGTGGCAAGTATTGTATATGATGAACTAAAGGAGAATGAATTAGATAACTGGCAACTAAGTAATACGTTATATGAGAATGGTGTACCTACGAGTAGTGCATACGATGCTGTATTGCCTTTATTGAATACTATTAAACCTCGTGCTATAATAAGAGTTAAAGCAAACCTAAACTTTCGTACGAAGGAACTGGTAAAGTATGAACTGCATACAGATGTCGGTAACTTTGGAGAAAATGAATTTGCTGGTGCTACTACTGGTATATTCTATCTAAATGATAATGATGGTTATACTTTCTTTGGTACTGGTGAAGAGGTGGAGTCGAAGGCAAACCGTTTAGTTACCTTTCCTGTGAATACACCTCATAGTGGTACATCTTGTACGAATGTGCAAAACCGAGTTGTTCTAAATCTAAATTACTTCTAATGAATCTAAATTACGACAATATACCTGAGTTTAAGACTAAGGAGGAAGAAGACGAGTGGCAGAAATTAATTATTGCTGAGAGTATCAAGAATCTAGCGACTCAAGTAAGGAATCACGAGAACCTACTAGCACGTGGTGCCAATATGTACCAGTATAAGATACCTGGTGAATCACACTATAGTAATCTGGTAGAAGTCTTTGACGCTTTGTTTTTCAGACTAAATAAACTTGAAGAGATAGTTAAGAATAGTGCCAGCGTACCTGATTGAGTCTGGTCGTAGTTATGAGAACCCTGTAGACTCACACGACTTCAACAGAACATATACATCAGATGATCATCCCTCTTTCGGGAATATCACTGACCCTAATATGACGAATAACGCATATCAGATCAGGGTGGATGGTTCTGGACCTGGCTCATTGGCATTTGGTAAGGATGAAGTTTATTATATTGGAACACAACAGGAAACGTGTGTAGCAAACTGCGATTCAGAGAGAAGAGAAGTATATAGATTTTATTCTGGGAGAAGACTAGATCACGTGTACTACTATGATCAAGAATTACCTGATAACCTTCCCCTTAACCCAAGAAGATATAATAAAGAACCTCGTAGTGGTAGACAGGTGTTCTACCTACAAAAAGAAAACCTAACCAACACAACTGCTGTATATGTTCATTATGATTCTTCAAATTTTAATTCTTATCTGTCTTCTTCTGCTAGTGGTTCTGTAGCATTATTAGGATATATCTGGTCAAATACTACAGACCCTGCTAGTCACTCAAATGGGAGTGTTTTGAATGCTGGTGAGAGTATGATTCCTCTCTATCACTATAGATGTACTGGTGATCCAAGAGGTACAGATGATTTTTATACCACAGATCCTGCTAATGAATCTAATTTACAAATAGGGGTGGCGGGAGTGCCCGACTCGACAAATCCTCTAGAGCAACAATATCAATATATTGGAATCTACGGATACGTATTTGGATCAAAAGCACCTAGAAGAAAAAAGCAAGTTGTAGAAACTGGTAAACCTACTAACACTGGAGAGGTAGATAGATCTGGTTGGTATGCCTTTGATACTACAGGTCCTTGGTCAAAAAAGAGTTATGAATCAGAAACAGCGAACACAGCAGCAATAAATGGGTGGGGTAATCCCGATAATGTCGATATATTAACCGATCAAGCTAATTTTGAGTGGTTTTATGGTAAAAATGGTGCTGTAAAGGCAAGTTTACCTAAGTTTTTAGGTTTTCACGACGCTTTTGAGGGTCAATTCGTCTATTATCTCTATGATACGTCATTTCCGTTCTCAGGACCGATATATGGCATCAATTTATTGACTACAGATGCTCCTTGTGCCCCAAATAACTCAAATAACTGGGAAGAGACCATAACTTACCATAGTTATTACTATGAAATGCGTCAAGATGCTTGGAAAACCAAGAAAACACGTCTTCACGTAGATGCACCACCTGGATCAGGTATGTCAGAGTCATTTTGGACTGTAGGTACAGATGACTTTATGGTATTCTTCAGATATACCTCTAACACTGGGTTCTTTGCAATAGGGGAAGTCATAAATGGATGGAAATGTCAAAGTGTAAGGTACTTTGGTGATGAATTAAAGTGTGGTTACATCAGATTACAACCACAGAACGGTGTAAACGGTAATGCGTTCACATATCAGAGTACATATACATCTGCTAATGGTGGAGTAGCAGAAATATTGGCAGGATTTGGTATTGAAGACAAAGCAGCGTTCTTTGGTGTCTATGAATTTCCTAAAAAAGTGGCATATGTGAAGGTAGAAGTTGATAATGGAGCACTTATACCAGGTAGAAACCTAGATGTTGCTGTCTTAGAGGCAACTGTTAACGCTAAAGGAGAGATTGGTTCTATAGAAATTATCAATTCTGGTAAAGATTACGTAGATCCTATCATAAACATATCAATTCCAGAGATAATGCGTCAAGAAGGTTTCCTAAATACAGGTAGTTTAACTAACGAGACCTTTGCTGATAACTATACCACAGATAATCAAATCAATAATCAATCAGAAGAGGGATTACCAGGTGCAGGACAAGCAACTCACAAAGCGTTTAAAGCAGCTGAGGAGGAAAGATTTGAAAGTGATGCTGGATATTCTGGCACAATCAGACAAGCAAGAGCAAGTTTAGTATTAGATGCTCTAGGAAGTGTATCAGCAGTAACAATTATTGATCCAGGTGCAGGATATAGACCAGGTGAGAAACCACAAATAGATGTTGTACAACGTAAATTACAAAAAGATGAGGTAGTTTTATTTGGTGGAGATGAAAGTATTAATGAAGTAGCAAGAAAATCAGAAGAATCTTCTGATAATACTACTATTGATAATACAGATGTCTCAGATGTGATGTCAGAAGCTAGTGAATCGCTTGCAAGTGCTATATCAGGTTACGATAGTCCCGATGATGATGAAGGATATTATGGTTATATTACAATGAATGATATAAATGCTGAAGAAAAAACTAAATTTTGTGGTGATCAACTACCAATAGCTTGTTTTGAACCCGAAGTTGGTGAAGATTGGATGAATTTAGGTACATATCTCAATCCATCTGAGTTTGGAAGTGATATTAAACGTTATGGAGACCCTAGATGGGAGCAAAATGATGATTTTCTATCAAGAACTACACAAAGCAGTGGAGATAATAGTGCAGAACTAGAAAATAGATTCAATAATGGGATGTATGGGATACTTGGTGGTGACTGTGTAGAGGTTATGCAAGCTAATATGTACCAAACTCGTAGATTTTTTGATATACCTTGTCCTTATGTTGCATATGATCAGAAAGGTGTACTAAAAACATATGGTTATTTGCCACACAAATACTGTGCAAGTCAGCAAGAGAGTGCTGTAGTCACTGTTTCAATGATTATAGAAGGTGATGTATCACAAAAAGGTGAAGTAATTAACCAAAAATTCATTGATTGGTTAGAGTCATTACCAAAACCATCACTTACAAGACCAAGACCAGCTGGTCCTAATGACAGATCACACTCTTGTACACGTGGATCTAACGTAAAAGGACGTTGTTTTTCTTCTGGTAGTGGTGGATATAACTTTGTACCTGATGCGGGAGACGAAAATACCTTTGATTTTTATGGAACAGAGCTACAAAAACTTGATACTTGGTTAGGATCTGGTAACTATTCAGCATATGGGTCAAGTTCTGTTACAGTTTCGGGTCAAAACAATAACTACAGTTATAATACAATACAGATGTCGAGTTGTTCTAATGGCAAATTCCCGAATCCTTGCTGGCACAATTTCGTTACTGATGGTGTACTGGATGTTTATTCTGGTTATGACAATAATGGTACTGGAATAGCATCAGATGATATCTGTTCTGGTAATCTATTCACTACTTCGTGGTCAAGAGGAGCATCAGGTTGTTCTGCTTTAAAAAGCATTATTCACTCCACAGTAGCGTTTGATACAGGAAAGACATCTGAGTTTGATTCATACATAGAGTTAGGACCAATTACTGGAAAGATGCACTGGGTTAATAACCTAAGTGGATCTGCTAAACTTTTGGATGATTCATTGAACCGATATGGGAATCCTTATTTTGAAGAATGCGACTTAACTGATGATGTCAATGGTTACTAATTTATTTTTATCTTGTCCTCCAGTATATCACTTACCTGGTACTTGGACACAATGCCCTCATACTATTATACCTCACGGAGAGTATGCAGGACTACCTCCAGCAGCAGCAATGGCAGTTCTTGTCTTGATGTTTCTTGTTATACTTACCATATGGGGTTTAGTTACCGCATTTGGTGAACCAGCAAAAAAGTTAAAAGATCCGTGGGACGATCACGACGACTAAATGGGATTTAAGGTACTACCAGTAGCGAATCATAACGGACTTCCTGACTCAGGACACGGTTGGCCGATTCCTAGTACCATTCATAGTACACAAGCGTGTAACTCACCACCTATATTATTATCAATCAAGGTAAAAAATAAAACTTGTTTATGGCCACCCACTCCTTTGGTGCCTTTAAGTGCGTTGAATCCTGCTAGAGCATTGGTACAGGTAAATAGGTTGCCTATTATGATTATGGGTGATACGTTCACACCCCATATGTCACCCACGACAAATATAATTAATTATTTGTGTCCGTGTGGAAAAGCAATGTGTATTATACCTACACCGATAGTTTGTAGTTTGTTGACTGTAGAAGACCAAGGAGGTATTGGTCATCCACGTATATTATTCGCAACAACTAAAACTGTATTAGCTTTTAAACTTCCAATAGGAAGAGTAACTGATAAACTTGGTGCTCCTGCTGGATATGGTGGATACCCTTGTAGTAGTAGAGTAACATATGGATCACCCACTGTAATGGCAGGGTAACATTTTTGCGTCTAAATATAACTACAGGGAGTATATTTTATGTTAACAGCTGATTGTTCAGAAGAGTTTCTCAGGAAAAATGTTCTGATAACCGACCCTAGGTATGATAAATACCTAAAGAAAAAGTCTAAAAAGGAAGACTCTAAAAAGTAATGGCATATCGTTTTAAAGCAGAAAGAAATTTATCACGTCAATTTCGTGATTTCAGTATGTCTATGAAGGCAAATCCTAATACTGAAGATTTCTCTGTAGTTAAAAACGAAAACTCCATTAAACAATCAATGAAAAACCTTGTTATGACAGGGTTTGGAGAGAGACCCTTTCAACCAGAAAAAGGATCTAGATTACGTCAAATGTTATTTGAAAACTTTGACATTTTTATGCTAGAGGAACTTAAAGAAGAAATTGTCAATACACTTGGCAGACTTGAACCACGTATTACCGTATCTCAGGTAAATGTCAATATTGATGATGATAATAATTTAGAAGTTGAAGTTGAGTATGTAATTATTGGTGAGAGAATAACTCAGACTGTAGATTTCCTATTGGAACGTACTTAAAATGGCAGCAATTCCGTCAAATTTAACATCATTAGACTTTACAGAGATACGTGAGTCTATAAGATCGTACCTGCGTACAAGAGATGAGTTTACAGACTACGATTTTGATGGCTCAGCTGCATCATACTTACTCGACGTTTTATCATATAACACATACTATGCTTCTTTCAATGCTAATATGGCAATGAATGAGGCGTTTCTAGAGTCAGCAACAATAAGAGATAACGTAGTTAAGATAGCAAAACAGTTAAATTATACGCCAAGATCAATAAAAGCACCAAAAGCGTGTATTGCATTTAGTGTTCAAACTGGTACTATTGGTTCTGGAACAACATATCCTTCATCTGTAACGTTAAAAAAGGGTGATGTATTCATTTCTACTACTAATGGTGCAGGATATACCTTTACATTACCATCTGATTTGGTTGCAACTGTAGATCAGTCTACTGGTGTTGCAACTTTTAGCAAAGTTGTTATATACCAAGGTAACTTAATTACGTATCAATACATTGTTGATGATGTTAAAAAGAGAAGTTATCTAGTTCCTGCTGATCAAGTTGACACTGATCTATTAAAAGTGTCGATTTCACCGAATACACAGTCAGAAGAGATTGATACATATAACCTTGTACAGAATATTGTAGATGTTGATGGTACCACTCGTGGATTCTTCCTTGAAGAAGGAGATGATATGCGTTACAGTGTTGTATTTGGTGATGGTGTTATCTGTCGTCAACTAATATCTGGTGAGGTTATTAAACTTGAGTATGTTAAAACTGAAGGTACTGCTGCTAATGGTTGTAAGAAATTTACATTTATAGGTAAAGTTCAAGACTCTGAGCAAAGATTTGTACCAGCAGCGAACATCTCCTTAGTGACTGTAGACGGTGCTCAAGATGGTGAGGACATAGAAACTACCTTGAGTATTAAATTTAATGCTCCAAGGGCATTTAACAGTCAAAATAGAGCAGTTACAGAGTCAGACTACGAATACATTACTAAAAAAGTCTATCCTGCTGCTAGATCAGTTACCGTATATGGTGGAGAAAGATTACAACCACCTGTTTATGGTAAAGTATACATATCAATCCGAACACAAAGTGGAGCATTACTTAACACAACAACGAAAAAAAGAATCAAGACTGATTTACTTAAATATTCCATTGCAGCAATCGAGCCTGTTATTGTCGATCCCATTACACTCTACATTAGACCTAAAACTTGGGCGTTCTTTGATGGCAATAAAACTACATTATCTAATAATGAAGTTGCGTCTAGAGTTTTGGGGGCTATCGATCAATACAATAGTCAAGCGGAATCAACAAGATTTAACGGACGTATTGACCAATCTGCGTATCAATCGATGATAGATTCCTCTGATCCTTCGATCAGTGGTAACGTGACACATATGTCACTTGGTATGAATATTGAAGGATTCGCATTTGGATCAACATTTTCTAAGTGTGTAAACTTTAATAATGAAATTGCTAATCCTAATGACTTGTCTGGTAGTACATCAGGATCTTCAAGTACAAGTAATGGTTCTTGTACTCCTAGATATTCTACAGTGAAGACTGGTACGTTCTATGCTACTGGTTACACTGAAGCGTTATTGGCAATAGCGGGTGGTGTCAATGCAACTTCCATTGCATCGTCATCTTTGATACAAAATGATACATCTGCACTACTTCCAGTAAATATTCGTGACGATGGTTACGGAAAATTAATTATGGTGACTAAAGTTGATGAAACTGAGGTTACATTGAAGAAGGATGTCGGAACTGTCGATTACAAGAACGGACAGGTATGTGTAGGACCTGTTGACGTTCATAGTACACCTGACGGTACTACTAGAATACCAGTTAGTATCATTCCTGCTTCTGGAAATATTAACATTGGAACTGGTTTGGATCCAACCATTTTCAATCCTACAGTACAAACTATCGATTACACTATAGACGGAACAAACGTTCCTACTTTTGACCCATTCGACTTTACAGCAATTAACTTCGATGGAACTCCGATAAATATTATTGATTATCCAACTACAGTATACGAACTCCCAGAGTTTAACTCTTGCTTCTAGGTCATAAAGTAGATGAAGGCAGTAACCGTCTCACATAGAATTCAGGATCAGATTCCTGAGTTTATAAAAGATGATAACACACAGTTTGTTGCTTTTTTAGAGCAATACTATAAATCTCAAGAAAAATCAGGTAAACCCTATGATATTCTTGGGAATATTTTGCGTTATGCTGATATTGGATCTGGAGAATTTGATCCAAACTTCCTTTCATCAAAATCTGCTGTTTTAGAGGCAGTTGATCCTACTCAGAAGAATATTATAGCAGAAAATGTCAATTATTTCTTAGAGAAAGACGGAACTATTCAAATTGACGATGAAGTCATATATTATGCGAGTATAACTCACTCACCAGACATTATTTTTACGCCAGGTGTTAATAAACAGGAATTTGACAGAAAGATACAAGAATTTGAACCTATAGCGAACCAATTTGATGGAGTAAAGACAGAATTTGAATTAAAGTTACTTGGAGATCCAGTATCACCTTCAAGTGCACAACATTTGCTTGTAATCGTCAATAACGAGTTCAAATTCCCTAATATAGACTATTTTGTAGAAGGAGATAAACTACGTCTTGTAACGCCTCCTCTTACCCCTACAGGAGAACTTACAGGTGCTATCAATACTGTTAGATACCTAATTGGTTACACAAGTATACCAGTTAAGACACTGGATACGATTACTGTAGCAAAGAATGGTAAAGAGTTCCATCTTTTTGAAGCTGGCAATAGTTATTCACCTTTATCTACTGTTTCTACTATAGTAGTTGTCAATAGAGTTGAAAAAAGACCATTTGAAGAATATACAATATTTGAAGACAAGTTAATATTTAAAACAGAGGTTGCAGAAGGAACTGAGATAGTTGTACGTTCTATAGAATTGATTGCACCTCAATTTGGTTCTGGTGCATCTGCTATATCACAAATTAGTGGAGATGAAGTAAATGCAGTCATTGTAAAAGATGGTGGTAGTGGATATAGGTTAGGTTTTTCTCCTAGAGTCAGTATTGCATCAACTTTAGGAACTGGATCTGGTGCAACTGCGGAAGCACTTGTAAATGGTATCAAAGAGACTCAATTACTATTTTCAGGACAAGGTTACTCTGCAAATAACCCTCCTACAGTTGTTGTAGACCCTCCTGCTGATACAGAAGGTACAACTGCTCAGATTAGAGCAATAGTTGACGATACTCTCGAAGGTGTATCACAACTTATAGTTGACAGTTCAGGAAGTGGATATGATCGAATTCCATCAATCAAATTTATCAATCCAGGTGGTGCACAAGTAAGTTCTCCATTATTAAACGATACAAGCATCAAAGCAGATTCATTTACTGTTATCGCTAAAGGTTCGGGATATACATCACCTCCATTAATTTACTTAGATCCTCCTACTGGTGAGAACGCTATTGTTGCTAATGTAGTCGCTACAATCGACTCTGACGGTATGGTAAACGGTGTTACTGTAGTATCAGGTGGTCAAGGTTATATGACTGTTCCAAGGGCACGTGTCATAGATCCTGTGGGTGCACAAATACTTGATGTTAGTGTAACTGGTGGAAGAGTAACAAATATTGAGTTATTAACTGGTGGTAAAGGATATACTGATGCACCTTCTGTTTATATCGTTGATAATAGAAAGGATGTTGCAAACGAACCTATAGGTGGTACAGGAGCAACTGCTGTTGCAACCATATTCAACGGTGAAATTACTGATATCAATATAACAAGTTTTGGAACTGGATATTCAGATACAGAACCTCCTCAAGTTTTTATTGCTGCTCCTCCTGCTCCAGAAGCATCTTGTGACGTTGGTTTTGGGGAAATTACAGGTTTTACTATTCATAGTAAAGGAAGTGGATATCAACCATCTGCTTTTGTTAATTGTAAGCGTGGTGTTTCTGCTGTAACCAGTTATGACCAAAAAGGAAATCAAGTATATTCTAAAGAGTCAGATACTCTACAGTCTTCACATAATGTATCTGCTGCAATTAAAAACTTAGATACCTTATTTGCTAAAGAATTATACAATCGTTATGTAAATCAATATCTACCAAACGCTGAGATTGATTATGAAACAGTCAATGCTCCGCAAATAATCAAAACTATTAGTGATTTTTACGCATCTAAAGGTACGAAGATATCAACTCAGTATCTTTTCAAGATGCTATACTCAGAAAATGTTGATGTTTCATATCCAAAAGATGAAGTTATCAAACCATCTGCGGCTACTTGGAACGTAGATACCGTACTTCGTGCTGACTTAATTAGTGGTTCTGCTGAAGATCTACAGGATTCACAACTTATGCAGTATATTGACCCTGTTGATTCATCAGTTCAAGCAGCGTCAGCATTGATTGAAAACGTAATTGCCATCAACACTGGTGTGGGTACAGTATATGAATTAGCAATATCTGAAGAGACTTTACTAGGAACGTTCACAATTCCGTATAAAACTACGCTTGTTGAACCATTATCTACAACAGAATCGATTATTACAGTGGATTCTACGATTGGTTGGCCAGAAAGAAACGGTACAATCCGCATCAATGATTCTGAAGTAGTGCAATATAAGGAAAAAACACTCAACCAGTTTATAGAATGTACACGTTCTAAGAACGGAGTGGTAGAAGATTGGGATGCTGGTACTACAATTTTCTCAGATATCTTTGTATATGTTAATCAGGGTGCGTCAAATGAGATTAAATTACGTGTTTTAGGTATTGCAGATGCAAAATCTACAGTATTGAATGACACTGGTTCATATTACTTACCAGGTGACAAACTAAATGTTGCATCTCTAGGATCTACATCTATAGACCAAAGAGTTACTTCTTGGTTGTATAACGTTAAGAAACTCATTAGCGTTACTGGAATTGTACCAGGTGGACTTAATAATCAGACTGCTACTGTTACTTGTTCAAATAATCACGGTCTTCTTGTTGGTGACTCGGTAACAATCTACGGTGCAAACCCAACTGTATACAATGGTACATTTACCGTCACATCACGTATCAGTCAAACTATATTTGAATATAACATCCCAGCTCCATCTGATGCTTCTCCTCAAGGTAATATTTTATTATCTGTTGACCTGAACAAAGGAAAATCTACAGAAGAAGGTATAAGTGTTGCTATCAAAGACTTTACAACAAACGTACAAAATACATTCTTTAATACACAGTATTCTTATATTGCATCATCTGGTATACCAAACTATGAGGTAGGTCCGTTTGTTGGATCAGCACTATTACCAGGTAATCAACGTAAACTTGTACGTATACCACGTATCATAGAAACTGTATCAAAACGTGATGACACATCATTTGGTCCGATTGGTTGTTGGGTTAATGGTGTATCTGTGTGGTCATATAAGTCAGAAAGCAAGATTAAGTTTGGTGGTATAACATCAATCGCTATTGGTTCTGCTGGTGAAGGATATGATGCTGCAAATCCTCCTATTATTGAGATTAGTGGTGGTGGCGGTTCAGGTGCTGCTGCTAGTGTTACTGTTAACGGTGCTTTAAGTGAAATTGAAGTAGACACTGGTGGTACTGGTTATACATCATCTCCTCTAGTTTCTATTGTTGGTGGAGGTGGATTTGGTGCTACTGCGACTGCTGTTATAACAAATGGTGTTGTATCAAGAGTTCTTGTTGAATCACCAGGTCAAGGATATACATCACAACCTGACGTTTCTATATCAGGTGGTGAAGGTAGTGGTGCAACTGCTACTGCAAGTGTTAGAGGTCCTATTCAGTCTGTAGCAATAACATCAGCAGGATCTGCATATACTTCATCTCCTACAATTAAGTTAAACTCAGGTGAAGGTGCTGTAGCACAACCAATTATTATTAACGGTAGAATCGTATCTATCGCTATTATTGCTGCTGGTAGTGGATATACAACTGCTCCAGAGATCATCATTAGTGGAGATGGATATGGTGCTGTAGCAAAAGCGTCAATAGGTAGCGTTGGAGAAGATAGAGGTAAAGTTATTGGTGTTAGTGTTGTAAACAGAGGTATTGGATATACTACAGGAAGTACTACTATTCGTCTTGAAGCAGTTGGTTCTCAAGGAACATTTACTGCTAATGTATTTGAATGGACTCGTAACCTCCAGCAAGAACTTGGATCAAACTTTGACGGAGCACGTGGTTATGTGTTTGCAGGATATAACACACAGTATGGTGGTGAATACGCACACGTATCAGATCCAAAACAATTAAGATATGTTTTAGGTGATAACGTATTTAAAAATCAATCAACTCAGCAATTACAAGAATTATCAACAGGATATTTACATTCTCCTATTTTAGGATGGGCATTTGATGGAAACCCAATATACGGTCCTTATGGATATATTGACGCTACAAACCAATCATCTGGTGTACGTCGTATTAGATCTTCATATAAAATTAAACCAATACTTCTTTTTGATAGTGCAACCAACCCAAATCCAGTTAGAGCAGATGGTCCTGTACTAACAGATTATCCAGCAGGATCATTTATTGAAGATTATGAGTATGCTTTCCAAGAAGGTGACTTAGATCAATACAATGGTCGTTTTTGTAAGACTCCTGAATATCCTGAAGGTGTATACGCATACTTTGTCGGTATTGACGCATCAGACGCTGGTAATCCAGTATTCCCATATGTATGTGGTCCTCAACTATACTCACAACCTGATTCTTGGAACTTCAGTCAGAATGCTGTTCAAACAAATATTCCTGCTGATGTTGTTAGATTTAGAGATCCTTATGAAAATGTTGACATAGATATTGATCGTCAACCAAACCAAGATACTGATATTCTTGTAACTGAAGATGGTCTTGAGTTAATCTTTGAAATTGAAGATACAAACCGTGATGGTGTTATCAATAACTTAGAAGATACTACACCTTATACTATTGCAGAAGAACCTGTATTACAATTATTTGATTACTACCCTAAAGTATCTACAAGATCTGAAGTTGATATTGATATTGAAACTACTACTAAATTTGAAGATGCTCAAATAGATGGATTTGTTATTGAAAATCCAGGTATTTCTTATAAAGTTAGTGATAAATTGTTCTTTAATAATGAAGATACACAAGGATTTGGTGCTTCTGCAAAAGTAAGTGCTGTTGCTGGTCTTTCTATACAGGGATATTCCTCTTATATGTCATCAGATATGCCATATGGACGTATTACAACTGCAACTGAACACGAATTACGTAATGGTGATGAAATTATTGTTGAAGAGACACCAATATTAGATTCTACCAATAAGACATATAAAGTTAAAGTTATACCTGGTGTTGAAAATGTTACTATAACTCAGACAGGTTTAGGTTATTCTGATGATATTCCTCCAACATATGAATTAATATCTACTCAAGGTCAAGATTTTCAACTTACTTTGAATAGAACAGAGGCTGGTGCTGTTAATAGTGCTAATATTGTTAACTCTGGTTCTGGATATAGTCCTACAAATCCTCCACAGATTAGAGTATCACATCCACAAAGATTTAAGAAAGCATCATATTTCCTAGCATTCCTAAAAGAGCAGTCTGGAATCGTTTCTATTAATGATATTCAAGTAGCAGATGATCGTACATTCTATGTTTGTGGACATAGTTCTGTACCTAATGGTGATACATCAGGTATGCTTGCTAAGTTTAATAGTGATGGTCGTCTTCTTTGGAAACGTGCTTTAGTTCCATCATTACCAGCATCAGGAACTAAGAACCTTAGTTTTAAGTCAGTATATGTTGAAAACTCAAATCCACACAATATCTACGTTATTGGTGAATTATCTCCAAATACAACAAGTCTTGTATATAACCCTGATATAGTTGTTATCAAATATCAGTCAGGTTTTGATAATGCTAATAATCCTGATGGTATTGTTCAATGGCAACGTGATATTGCTGGTATATCTGGTACCACACGTAGAGATTATGCTACAAGCATACATTTAGATCAACTTGGTAGAGTTATGATTGGTGGTTACACTGATTCAAACTCACTCAGTCCTGATGATATGTGGGTTGCATTACTTGATCTTGATGGATCAGTAATGGAAAAACGTAAAATTGCTTCTGCTTCTGGTAACGAACATTTACATCAGTTACTTTGGAAAGCAAATGATACATTCTTATTCTGTGGTATTAGTGATCCTGCTGGTTCTAGTGATATTATTCTTGGTGAGACATTCTATGATGGAGTTACTATTGAGGTTCAGTGGTCTAAAATTATAACCAATAGTAGTTACAAGTTTACAGATCCAACAATGTCTATTGACGAATATGGATCAGTTTATGTAACTGCCACTGCTGTTAATACTGATGGTAAGAACTACGGTGTTTTATATACAAAATTTGATAATGACGTATATACTTCTACTGTTGTAAGTAAAATGTTTGTTCCTACTGGAACTTACGCAAGTTGTAAGAATGGTGGTGTTAAATTTGATGTATTTGGTAATATTGATTTATCTTGTAGCGTTGAGAGAGATTTTAATAATGTAGAATCTGTAACGAGTAAAATTTCTTGGAATAGTGGAAATATTCTTAATTCTGCTGCTGTATCTGAAACAAACGGTATTGGATATGCAGCAACTGTAGTTTCTAGTGATAACTCAGGTGATACTATTGTTGCTGGTAATAAAGTAGAATCTGTACAACTAGCAATATTTAACTGGAATACTGCTGATAATCTTTTAGAAGACACATATAATGACACTCTTGCTACTGGTACTAACAAAGCGTGGTATGCAACTGGTAATGCTGTAATAGATCAAACTAAAAAGTATGATGGCACATCTGCTATTAAGTTAGATGCTCCAAACTCCTTGGCATTACAATACGGTGCTGATGTTGCAACATCTTGGACTGTTGAAGGTTTCTGGGCATTGGGTTCTACGCAGTATGCAGCAAATAATACAACACCACATTTATACACTGTAACAGATAACGTTGCTAATGAAGTTAAGGTTGGTCTTGATGCTTCTTCTGGTGCTAATGCTGGTAAGGTATTCTTAGTTCTTGGTGGATCAACAATTTACTCAACTGCTACTACTTACGTAACACCTTTTAATGCTGAAGCATTTGTACACGTTGCATTTAGTAAAGAACGTGTAGGTGTTGGTAATTATGTTTATAGAGTCTATGTTAATGGTGTTGAAGCAATAAACAATACAAGTACAACAGTTGATGTTAATTTAAAAGATGTAACTATCGGACCTAAAGGTACTCCAAGTTCTTCTGATAGTTGGATAGGATGGATTGATAACGTTGCTGTATCACAAAGTGCTACAAGAATTGAAGCATATACACCAGCTCTAGTAACTGGTACAAATACTACAACTCAAGCATTCATATACAAACTTGATAAAGATAAAACAAAACTTGGTTCATTCACTCTAAACGATGTAGAGACAGGACATATCTTAACAACCGCCTCCAACAGCAGTTATACGTTTAATACCCAATCTACTACTGTTAGTCCTTGGGCTATAGGTCCTGCTGGTATTCAAATCCTTGACTATGGTGATGTTGTTGCAAACCACGTACCAGGTTCATTGACATTTACATCTACTGATGAAACATTTGCAAGTAGAACTGCAACTATTCCAACACCAGGTGGTAAGAAATTACTTCTAACAACTACTGTTATACCTAAGTTTTACTTTAGAGATGCAAAATACTCTAGTATTGACCTTGTAAAAACTCTTACATTCAATCAAAATGCAACATTTACTAAAGGTTCTACATTACAACAGTATTCTGTTATTGGTGGTGCTGATGTAGTCAGTGCATATGGTGTAATTGTTGATACTGGAGTAAACTTTGTTAAGATTGGTAAGATTATTGGTACATTTGACAACACAAAACTACTAAAATCAACTGCTGGTGACGCAAACGAGTTATCTCAGAGTTTTGTAGAAGAAAGCACATATCCACAATGGGTAACTAATAACCCATATACTACTGGTGACATCGTTTATAACGATAAAAAGTGGTACACTGCATCATCAACTGCCACATCTGGTACTATTGCACCTGTTCATACTGGTGGTACAACAACTGATGGTAACGTAAACTGGGCATATACATCTGCTTCAGGTATTTTCATAGTAGATCTTGCTAATACTTCTTATAGTGGTGGTACTTTAAATCAATTTGCTTCTTGGAAACCATTCTCAGCATCTGATTACACTATTAAGATTGAAGAAATCTATTCTGATTCTACCTTTATTAAAGGAGATACTATTGATGCTGATGCTGTTAACCTAACTTTCTCTGTTGATGCTACTGGAAAGGTTGCAACATTCGGTGGATTGCTTGGTGTTAAGAAAATTAGTATTGCTGCAACACTTAGTAAGGACGTTGTACCTTCAGGATCACTTGTAAATACAGATATTGTTTATTGTTCTGCTACTAGCAGACATAATTTTGAAGTTAATGACATTATATTCACTGAAAACTTCTCTTCAAACGAATATAACGGATCATTCTTTATTAAAGAGGTATTTTCATCAAGAGACTTTACATATAATTTAAGAAGTACTGCTGTACAAGATCCAACATTCTCTGGAAGTGGATCTTCAGTATCTAATGTCAATATTTACGCTAAACATCCTAAATTCTTATTTGTTAGAGGTCATCAGTATATCTTTGACCTTGATGACAATTCAAACTTAGGATATTACTTATCCTTCTCTAAGGATAACCAGTTTAAATTGGAATATCCTTTCATTAACATCATTAGAGAGGGTACACCAGGTTTCACTGATGATGATTCACCAACTCCGTTGGTTAAATTTATTATTAATGAAGATGTTACCAACATCTCATACTATTTTGATCCGTCAAGAACTCTTGCATCCAACTCTCCTGTTGGTGAAGGATCGTTTATTGACGTTATACCATCACCTTATGCAGGAACATTCACTGTTACAGGAACCAGCAATGCTGGAAAAACATTCGACTTCGCTTTACTAAATGAACCAGAAAAAACTACTGCTGCTGTGGGGAACAATGAATTCGGTCTACCTCGTAGTTCTTACAGTACAACATCTTCAAAAGCAATTGGACCTATTGCGAGCATCAAGCTGGTAAATCCAGGTGGATTCTATCAGAAATTACCTATTGTTAGTGACATTGCATCTAACAGAGAAATAGAAAAAGTTCGTATCACTAATGGTGGTACAGAATACGTAAATGGCATCTATTATAACGTTCCTATCGGTGGAGATGGTGAAGGTGCTTCTTGTAATATCACGGTTACTGATGATGGTGACTTTACTGGTGTTATCACTGCTGTTGAACTAACATCTGCTGGTAAAGGATATACTACTGCATCTATTGATATTGATGCTATACCTGGCATTTTAGGACCTCTACTTGCTGGTTCTGGTGGTATTCTTGATGTTGTTATACCTTCTGAAGGATCAGGTGCATCTGTGTTCTTACAAGGTAAATCAATCGGTAAGATTAAGAAACTTAAGAATAATGAATTTGGTTTCGGTTACTCTCACGACTATACACTAAAACCTGAGATAACATTCCCCGTAAACCTTCAACTGTTTAATACCGCTTTACTAGCACAAATTAAGATAACTGATCCAGGTTCTGGATATACCTCAACTCCTGCTGTTGTAATCGAAGGTGGTGGTGGAACTGGTGCTGCTGCTGATGCAATAGTTAAAAACAATAGACTTTCTGAGATTATTATTAAAGATCCTGGCTCAGGATATAGTTCTGAACCATCAGTTACACTTAAATCAGAATTTAACTACGTTGTTAACGTTGATTTGGGATATCTACAGTTTAACTTCCCACACGGTATAACAAACGGAGCACAAGTACAATTAAGAGCAGAAAGTCTTGGATCTACAGTTGGTATTCTACCAAAACCAAGTTCTGCTGGTTTGGTTAGTTTATCTTCTAACCAGACTTACTATGCTATTGCTGGAGAGGCAAATGGTCTTGAATCTGACCAGTTACGTATCTCTTTAACACAGTTAGATGCTGAATCTGGTTCTTACATTACATTCTTGACTCAAGGTGAAGGTAGACAGGTACTTCTTACTGAGGTATTTGGTGGTCAAGCAACTGCTATCGTTGAAACATCTCGTTTCTTAGAGGGTGAACTTGTTTATCAAGGTTCATCTCTTGAACTTGCATCTGCTACTGGTTATGTTTCTACTAACGAAGGTTGGCAGATCGGACCTAGAATCCTTAAACTTGAGAACTATGACGGTGTATGGTTATCTGGTGAACGTGTAACAGGTCAAGTTTCTCGTGCATCTGGTTTGATTGATAACCTCTCTATTGCAAGAGGTACACTTGAAATTGCATCTCTAACCACTACACCAGGTCAATTTATCGATGACGTTGGTAAACCATCAGAGATTGTTCAGAAAATTCAAGATAGTTACTTCTATCAGAACTTCTCTTACGTTATTAAGTCTCAGACACCTATCAACCAGTGGAGAAAACCAGTTCTTGAAACAAACCACCCTGTTGGATTCAACCTATTTGGTGAACTAGCAATTACTGGTGGTAAAGATATTTCTGGAAGAAAGGTTGTATCTGACCTTGTTAAAGAAGTTAATATCAACAGTTTCACTAATATTAACCAGATTACATCATTTGCTAACGCACAACCAATATACACTGAGTTTAATAATACTGAAGTATTATTCAGACAGAAGAGACTTACTAACTCTGAGGAAATCTTAACCTCTATTGTTAAAAAGATTGATAACATCTCTGAGCAATTTGATGGGATTAAAACCCAGTTCCCTCTCAATGTTGAAGGTTCATCAGTAACTGCAACAGAAGACCAGATGTTCATTCTGTTAAATGGTGTTGCACAGTCACCAGGTACTTCATTCTCTACAACAGGACCTTCTATAGTATTCTCAGAAGCACCTAAAGCACCTTCTAGAATTAAGTTCAGACAAATACAGTTCTCACAACTTGTCATTACTAGAATGACATTTAGTACTATTGGTGGTATCTTCCCATTATTAGGTAATACAGTTCGTTCTCTACAAAATGAAGGTACTGCTTTAGTAATTGATTCAGGTGTTGATTATATTGATGTTCTTAGTGTAGTTGGTAGTTTCCAAATCAACGATAACGTCCTCGCCAGTTCAACTGGGTTTAATGCCGTACTATCTAATGTTCAACAACTTACATCTAAGACTATCTACGAACAAGGTGAAAGAATTACTAACTTGTCTGGTAAGTTTGCTATTATTGAAGAGAATAACTTATTAGATGGTGTTATATCTGATGACTTAGTTGTTTCTCGTACATCTGGTACTGCTGCATATGAAACTGGTGAATTTGAAATTAAGTTTAACGATATAATTTATTCTGCACGTTCTAAGATCGCAGCATCAGTTATTAGTATTGCTCCTTATCAAGATGCAATATCTAGTCAAATTATTGATACTGTTGATTTATCTCCTTCATCTACTTTCTTTGGTCTTGTATTCCAGAGAGTTCCTTCTATTACATATCCTAATGTTATTCTTGATAACATATCAGAAACAGTTATTAACCCAACTGAACTTTATACCGATACTGCAAATAACCAAGACTTCTTAGACTTTGAAAACGTACGTAACCAAGAAATACGTTATGATAATTTAACTGGTACTGATTTCGCTGCTGGTACAGATATTCGTTTGAAGAAATTATTCTTCACTAACTCATCAATGAGAATCCAACCTGATACTCGTGCATTTAACGCAGCAGAGGCATTGGAAAAGAACGCTGAGTTTATCGCTGAAGAAGCCGTGGGATTAATGTTGGCTTTCTACCCCTCCTTTACTATTCCAACAGGTAATCAAAACTGTATTGATGATATAGTTGATGTTCTTAATATGATTGCTTGGCAAGTTAAGTTTGATGGTAACTCTGAAGTTTGGGATATCGCTAATACTTACGTTCAAGGAAACTCAATATATCACGTTGATGGGCAAGTAGCACAGACTGTATATGCAATGGAGAGAGCAAGAGATCTTGCTCTTAAGTGCATCAATATGGAAGTTATAGTTGCATCTCATACTACAAAACAACAGTGGAGAGATACAACTGTAACTCCTGAGTATGTGGTGACTGATAATAGTCACGGTGATGCTAGAGCACTATTACTTGCTAACAAATGGTATATTGCTCACGAGTCATTACATTATGCTAAATTACAGAATCCTGGTTATACAGTTTCAGGTGGAGATGAGCATTGTCTATCTGATATTGTTGATGTTATTGAAGCATTAGGTTATAACACTGCACACGGTGGTAATGACTTTATCTGGGAAGCAACTGATCGTATTCTTCACTATGGTGTTACTTCAGGTGACAGAAACACTATTGTAAATGCTTTCACAAAAGCAAAGACAATGGCAGTTCAAATTATACAAAATAATGCTGTTGCTAAAGTAGATACCTCACACGGTTGGGTTCAGTTTATTGATAGTTCAATTACTAATGATCCTGGTAATTGTGCTGCTGTACAATCAACCATCACTACATTGATGGACATTCTTATTACCAATCTTGGTACAACTGCATCACCTGGTACAAGAGAAGCATTCCAAGCAGCAGTAACTAAGACTGCACCTCAAGCAGATTACTCATCAGGTAGACTTTCATATCCAGTAGGTGATAATGCTTGTGTAAACCAAACATCTGCTGTAACTAACTTCTTTAAGATTATTACTGATACTCTTCAAGATCCTACTGGGGCAGATAAAACAACATATCAATGGTCTATCTTTAACTTACAAAGAGTTGAACCAGCATATGCTTTCCAAGATGCTGAGACTATTAAGTGTGTTAAACACAGTTATAAGAATAAGTCAACAGGTGGATTCTTCGTATTTGGTGATACAGTTAAAGGTATAACATCTGGAAATACTGCATCAGTTATTGGTTCTAATGGTGGTAACAAATGGATTTACAGTAAAGATCCTAGTGGAGCATTTACTGTTGGAGAATATATTACTAACACTCTATTAACTAATGTTGGTGTTACTGTAGATAATCTAGATTATGCTGTTGGTACTGGATCATTAGATTTCAATGGTAGTGCACATCTAACATATCCAGCAACTGATAAACTTGCTCTAGGTGATGGTTCTGTTGCTGCTGGTGACTTTACTATGGAATTATGGATAAAAGCAACTTCTGTTAGTGGAGTACAGATGTTACTAGACTTCCGTAGTAGCACATCTGATACTGGTGCATTCTATCTACTACTTAATAATAATCAAATTCGTTGGAACGTAGGTAATAGTGATAGAATTACATCTACTGGGGTAGTTGCAAATACTTGGACACATATTGCTGTAACTCGTTCTACTGGTGTTACAAGATTATTTGTTGGTGGAACATTAGCAGGAAGTTATACAGATAATACAAATTATGGTAACTTACCACTTAAGATTGGTGCAAATGCTTCTAACTCTACAGCATTCACTGGTCATATGGAAAACTTTATGGTCAAGAAAGGAATTGCTGAATATACAGCATCCTTTATACCATCAGCAGTATATGATTCTTCTGATCTAAATCTATCATTTGGATTTGATGGTGAGGCACCTATTCCTATTATTAAAGGTGAAATATATGCTACCTTCCAACAATCAATTACATCAACTGCATCTGCTGATGGTATAGAATTGTGGAGAAGTGAAATAATGACTGAAGAGGTTGATCTTAGTCGTCAGGTAGAAAGAGATTGTGCAGATATTATTGAAACAAACAAATTCTGGATTGCTGAAGAAGCAGTGGGTAGGATGAAAGCTAAGTATCCAGACTTTGTGATACCTGGCGATACTGGTACATCATTATCAGGTACAAATAAGTGTTTAAGAGATACTTATGAGTATATCATTCCTGCAATCTATAAAGATCTTAGATATGGTGGTAATTATAATAGTATTATTATTGGTAGAGGATATCTTGCTAACCAACAAGGTGAATTAGCACACGTTAATGAAGAACTACTTCAATCAATGTATGTTTGGAGAGAAGTTGCTAAACTTTGTATCGATGTAATTACAAAAGATCAAGCTGATTTAACTGGTGAGTACACAACACGTATTCGTGTTCCAAATTACTTCAGTGCTACACCTGGTAGTAACATCACAACTTACATTATGTCATTGATGGATGACCTTCTTGATGTATTAGGTCCTACAGGACATAGATTTAGAGATGGTGCTGATTTACTATACTTCAACCGTAAATGTATTGCTGATGAAGTTGTTTACTGGTTGGAAGATAGGTATACAGTTAATATCAATAACGTAGATGTAAATCAACTTTATATACCTGGTGGTTCACCTGGTCGTGAGAAGTGTGTAAGAGATATTAGGGATCATATTATTCCTGCTATTGCTACAGATTTAATTACTGGTGGTAACTCTAATGCTCAAGGAATTATTGATTCATATTTGAATAGTGCTGGATTTATAGGTGATGTAGAACACGAACTACTTCCAATGCTAGAAGCGATTGGATATGCTAAGTGGTTGATGGAAAAAGCACTACAGAACTTATTACTATCTCGTAATGAGAATATTGCTAATCTTCCTGCTGGTTCTACAGATGCAAATACTATTGATGACTTCTTCCAGTTCCAATACACTGATTTACCAGCATTTAGAAAAGCATATGACGCAGCAGTTAACTACGACTTAACAGGCAACATAATAACAGAAAGTACATTCTATCCTCCAGATCCAAAGATCTACACAGGATCACATCGTGCTTTAGATGCTGCTAATCTTATTGGTGCTAACAAACGTACTATTGCTGAAGAAGCAGTTGATCTAACAGTTAAACAAAGTGCATTCAAACATTATAACTTCAGAGTACCTGGTGGTAAGGTTCATTGTGAAGATGATATTGTTGATATCTTAGAAGGTGTTATGCACGATTTAAGATTTAGTGTTAACGAGAAAGTATACGAAGCATCTGAATTATATTTGAATACTGATATGGGTCTGAAGCACGTAACAAATCAAGCAGATGAAACCATCTATGCTATGAGAATGGCACGTGATATGGCAATACTCGCCATCCAGAACAAACTTGGGTTTAATCCCTATGAATCTGCATACGAATCAGGTGGAGCACTCGGTGGTGGTGGAGGTGGTATAGAATCACGTCCTGATTACGATTATAACGCTGGTGGTGGATTTGCAACATCAACTGAAGCTGGTAACAAATATTATGATGCTTCTAATGAAATTAAAAACAATTTAAGATTTATCGCTACTACTGCTGTAGGTCGTGGTTTGTCACAATATTCTAGTCTTACATTTGGTGGATATGGTTATCAGTCTTGTGTTGATGATGTAATTGATGTTCTAGAAGCAGTTACATTTAACTTAGCACACGGTGGTAACAATATTGTTTGGTATGCTAGTGATTTCTATATCACTATTAGTAATGCTGTACAACACATTAACTCACAAGCAACACAAGTTAAGTATATCTTTGAACAAGCAAGAGATATTGCTATTCAGGTAATGAGACAAGAGTTAGTTACTGTTAATGGATATACTGAAGGATATGCTGTCTACGATAACACTATTACTATTGATAACAACGGTGCAACAACTGGACAGTTAACTCCTACAGATGCAGCATATACTCCAACAAACGGTAATCTAGTTCTTACAAAAGCAGGACATAATCTTCAGGTTGGTGATAGTATTACTCTTGATCCAAATTCATTAGTATTTAATTGTGCATTTGATGGTAATCAGTCTAACAAATCATATCCAAGACCTTGGGATCCAGCCTCTGGTGCAACTCTACCAATCACTGCAAGAACAAATGATACATTTACTGTAGACGTTGGTACAACATCTAATGGAACTCACGATGTAGGATATGCTATTTACGAAGAAGCAACTGGTAATCTATTCTTAGATATTGGTAATCATAATCTTACTGCTGGTAGACATATCAGATTACCTGATAACGCAGTTACATTTACCTGTACAAAAGATGGTAATTCAACCAACCATTCTTATCCTCGTTCAACAGATTATGCTAGTGGTAAATCATTAGAAGTTTTACAAGTAACAGATTCTACATTTACTGCAACTGGAGCAACATATAATCCTATAACTGGTATTATGGTGATCACTTCTGTTGCTCACGGATTTAATAATGGTGATCAGGTAATGTTTGACACTAATTCATTGAACTTTACTTGTTCAATGGATAATTATGGTAGTGTTCATTCATATCCTCGTTTAACTGATCCTTCTCATAACATATATCTTCCTGTTCAGAATAAAACTAATGATACATTTGAAGTTCAGGTAGGTACATCTCCAACACAATTATACAGTCCATCTAATGCTGTATATAACCCAACAACAGGTGATATGGTTATCACAATCGGTA